ACATTAAATATAAATTTCTTACCATCATAATCTAAATAATTAACATTATCTTCTGCATCTTCTTTATATGGTCTAATGATATGCATCATCATATAATCTTTATTACGACGAGGAACAATTAAAGTATATAAACTTAACACCATTAATGATAGTAATTTATTATATTGATTATCACTTATTACTTTATTATTAACAAATTTCTCAACATCTGCCTTTAATTCTTCATATACCTTCTTTACTTCATCTAATTTAATCCAATTTTCATTTTGTGTTTTACTCATCTCATCAGTTGGTACTGCTCTAATTTCAGTATTAATTTTCATCATTTCATCATAATATTTAGCATATAATTTAGCAATTTTTTTATTTTCTTTTTCAGTTCCTAAAGTGCTTACAATTGAAATCAAATATCCTCTTTTGGTATTTGGTTTATACTTATTTAATTTTTCTAAAGTTTCTTCAAATTTTTCTAAAAATTTAAAATTTTTGAGTGGAAGACCATCATTTAGTTTTTCTAAATTTCTTAAATAAAGTTTAATACTACTATCAGTCAAACCTTTAGTTTTTAACTTTTCTTCTAATGTTGTTTTAAAATCCATATATATATATATTATTTAGATATTTATTTTTAAAATATCTAAATAAATCTTTATTCACTTGTTAAAGGAATTATATCTGTTTCAGTCATAGCAATCATTGGATAAGAATTAAATATAGTTATCCATCTACTTTTGCTATTCTTTAATAATTTAATTTGATTTTTATCTAAACCTAAATACTCCATTAATAAATATTTTAGTCCTCTACCTGCTGTACCTTGAGGAAATACTGTTATGGTGTGTGCTTCATTTAAAATTCTTTTTGTATTCTTTTTATCAGTGGCGAGGTGATTAGTCATAATTACGGTTATTTTATGATGGCGACCAGTTTCTAACATTAAATCTAATATCTTATAAACGGCATCACGAGTTCGTACATCTTTTATTACATCACAATCATCAAAAATACAACAAGAATTTTCAAATTCACCTAATTCAACATCTTCTAATTCAGGACTTAATTTAATTCTTTTAACTTTCATTTTATCCAAACTTTTATCATCATTTACGCTACTGAATAAATAAATTTCATTTTTTGGATGTGCTTTCTTATATTGTTTTAAATATTGTGATGCATAATAACTCTTACCACTTCCAGATTTTCCAGTGATGTATAATACATCTCTTTCAATATTTGTATTTGGCACTTGCTGTAATTTACCATCAGGTATATGAATTGATTGAAAAGTTTTTACATCTTCAGCATCTTTGTCCTTATCTTCAGCAATAGAAATGATTTTTTTATCGTTTTTACCACCATCAATTTGTGCTATAGGTTTGCCTATTTTAGAAAGGTTAAACATAATATCAATATAAATACATTAGATAAAATTTATTTATAAATCATTTATTATTATACCATTTTTTACAATGAATTTTTTTGCTTGTCTATTCGTAATTTTTGTTAGCGTGTTAATCTCATCATTAATTAATTTAATATTAGGTTCAAGGTGTAAATCTTTGAGTGATATCATAACTTTGTTTATTGTGTTTTCATCATTATAATATTCTATCAATAATTTTAATGCTTCTAATCTACTTTTACGTTGATAATATAATCCATATTTACTATTGAAAAATCTTGATAACTTTACAACTAAATATCTTTCTTTTTTATATTTACAGATTGTAAATACACGTTTTAAAACTTTGTAATATTTTTTCTCTTTCATTAATTCATTGGCATCTTCTCTTACTAATTCTATCATATCATTTACATCAATATTTGATGGTAAAAAATAATTAACACTTAATTCTACAAAATCATTTAATACTCTAACAACATAATCTAATTTAACAAATTTCACATTCTTGTATGCTTTTATGAATTGTGCCTCGGATGGTGGGGAATAGAATTTAGTTTTTGTTTTTTCTCGTTGTATCTTCATCTCAATAAAATACATATTTTCATCCTCTATAGTTGCCTTTAAAATTTTATCAAATTCTTCAAATGCTCGTTTTGGATTGGTTTCTTTTATTTGACTAATCAAATCATAATCACCAAAGTATGATTGACTTCTTAAACTTGCCGTACCAATTAATTCTATTCTATTATTACTAAATTTTAATTTTTTCATAAAATCATATATTTCTTGTCTTGATTGTTTAGCATCTAATATATCCATATATATATTAGATGATAAAATAATTTTAATAATACATTTCATTTCTTTCTTGTCTATAATTTGATTGTTTTCTTTTTCCCATACCTTCAATGGTTGCCTTTTCAGCATCTTTAATTTTACTTATTATTGTTTTACTTCCGTGTGGTTCTCCTTTTTCAATTTCCATCATTCTTAATTGGTTCTTTTCATCATTTCTGACTGTAAGACCTTTATTTAATAATGATGCTTCTGCGAGGTCTTGACGATATGCTGTAGGTAGTCCTCTTTGTCTATTTAATCTATGAGGTATTTCAACTGCTCCACTTCTTAAAGTTAATCCTGCACCATCTCTATCCCATTTAGGGTCATATGCTCCGTGTTGAATATAAGCACCAACACCACCTTTTAATCTTCTTCTTCTACCCATACCATAAAATTCAAAATCTCCACGTGGATTATAAGCATCATATGCTTCATCAATTCTTCTTTCACCAGTTGCAGGATTTATTGCTTCATAATCATATTCACTAACTTGAGGACGTGCTGTATCACGTAATTGTGGATGTTTTTTAAGTAATGCATCAATTTTAAATTCCATTTTTCTGGTTTCATTATATCTACCTTGGTCTTTAAGACCTTTTAATTCATCTAACATATCATAATATTTTCTTGCATATGCTGGTAATTCTTTAGGTTTTAAATCTACAGTTTCACTTTCTGGTGCTTCAAATGATGCATAAATTGGGTCATCTTCAAAACCATTAATCATATTAACAATATCCTCAACTAAATTATCATATTTTTGTTTCTTTTTATTTTTTTGAATTGGGTCTTCACTATTTATTACTTCATAATATTCTTTTTGTGCTATTTTAAATGATTTATTTAATGCTCTTATTTCTTTTAAAATTGTATCTTTTCTATCTGAATTTGGTAATGTATTTACAAATCTTTCTAATTTTTGTAATTGAAATTCAATGTCAATTGCTCCACTTACACCTTCTTCTGGTGTTCCTTCTTCAACATCTGTTCTTCTTTTAGTTCTTTGTAATCTTGCACTTAATCCTTTTTCAGTTAATCCAATTGGTTTCTTATCAGAATACCATTGATTTTTTAATTCAGTCATATCATTTCTATCTACTGATGTACCAATATCAGCAATTTGAGCGACAGTATCAACTAATGGATTTAATTTACTTAAATCATCATTTAACTTTGATAATTCATTTTGACTTGGATTTTCTTCTTTTATAAAAAAGTTTGCATAATTTACTAAATTATTATATGTTTCAACAACAGTTGAAAAATCTTTTTTTTCTCTACCTTCATTATATACATCAATACTATTTTCTAATGCAAGTCTAAATAGATTGATTAATCGTTGAACGTTATATTTTACACGACCTTCAATAGGTCTTTTAGATTTATATCCTTCAGGTGTTAATGTTACTTGTTTAATTTGTCTCTCCATCTCCTGCTTATTGATATTCTTATCTTCATCTAAAATCTCTCTTGTTTGTTTTTGAGCGATTGACATCTTATTATATATATATAATAGATTATAATTTTCAAAAATATTAATATTAAATTAATTAATATTAGTATATTATTTATTTTCTCTTTGATGCTTCAACCATTGCCTCTTTGTATGACATTGATGGATTTTCTGCTCTAACTTTTTTTACAAATTCAATCCATTTAGAAGCACCACCAGATTTACCAACACCTCCAGATTTACCAGCACCAGATACAACACTACCTAATCTTGGTTTTCCTTTTGATTTAGGATAATTTACTCCTTCACCTCCACTCATACCACCACCATATTGTCCTGTCATTTGTTGAGGATATAATAAACTACCACCAATTTGACGTTCAATATCATCACTTAATTCTACACCACCACTTTTACCAACACCACCACTTTTACCTCTACCTTTTTTTGGCATTCTTGAATTTGGTACTTCATATACATTATGTCTAATATGACGACCAGCACCATTTAATTCTAAATCTAATCTTCTCGCATCTTTAGCATTAGAATTAAATAATCTTGTTGAAACAGGTTGAGTTAATCTACTTTTAGGCATAGCACCTAATGCTCCACCACTTTTACCCATACCACCAGATTTACCACTACCTTCAAATTTAATTCCTGATGATAATGAATGACCTTTTGGATATCCAATGTATGCAGGATTTCCTAATCTACTTCCACCAGTATATGATTTCATACCTTCAGGAGAAGAAGAACGAGAAGAAGAGCAAGAACGAGTATTTGAATGTCTCATTGGCATTCTACCACTACCAGTAATCATTTTACCAATAGCACCAACAGCGTGAGGTAGTAATGCACTCGCAATCATTGGAAGAAATGGAAGAAATCCACCTTGAAGACCACCACCAGAAAGACTATTAGCATTTTCTTGTTTTATTTGTTTTTCTAAATTGGCAGTAATTTGTTTTGAAATTTCACGATTATATTCATTGTCGTAAGGCATATTATATAATATAGATTATAAAATAATTTTGAAAAATAATTAATAGATAATTATTTTTTAAATTATAAAGTAAATTCTTTTACATTAAATGTTTTGAAAGTCTTCCACCAGATTTACCATATCCTAAAGCACCTAATCCAGCACTTGCAACTTTAGCAACTGGGTGATTTACTTGAGATAAAGCACTTTTAGCGAGTGGTGCGAGATAAGGTAGTGCTTTTGTTACTGTACTTCTAATCTTATCTAACATACCACCACCTACAATTCTTTCCATTGAAGAAGCATTTACAGCATTTTGAGATGAGGCATCTAATACATCTTGTTTAGAAAGTATTCCTGTGAATGTTGATGATGTTCCTTTTTCTGTTACTAAAACTCCAGAATTGACAACTACCATACATAATTCGGGTGTAACATTGGCATTATATAATGCTGTGTGAGAACCCCAACCTTGCATAGTTGTGTATTTAACCTTCAATGACACCTGTAAATTAAAATTTCCGATAGACCCAGGTGCATAATAGTCCTCTACCAATTGAATATGCTTACCGAAATCTAAAATGATGAGAGAACCGCAAGTTCCTAATTGATAATTAGTGTTGCCAGGTACAGCGACACCATTTACATCTTGTACTGTTCCACCCGCAAATACGGCGGGATATGTAAATCCACTATCTAAATATGCATTACTTGTTACACCACTAAATTCATTCCAAGTTTGAGTATTTCCTGCTTCTACTGACATCTCCCAAATTTGTCTCGCACTTGCACTTGCAAGAAGTCCAGCATTATTATTGAACTGGATTGAAAGAGCATTATCTCCATCTAACGCCCAGAAAGCATCCGCATCATAAGGTTGTTGTAATCCCATAGGTTTTCTTACCATCAATATGAGTTTATCAGGGATTTGATTGAGTTGGATAGTGTTAGAGGTGATTGTTGTGCTACCTAAAGATGCAACACTTGATTGACCTGTGGTTAGAAAACGAGGCATATCTAAATACGGCACGACATTTCTTGAACTCATTAAATCTGATGGATGTGCTGTGAGAAATCTGAATTGTAATGTAGAATTGGTGAAAGAGTTAATTGTTACTGTTCCTTGGTTGAAGGTGGGAGCAGATACCGAACCAGTAGCGAAAGCACAACGAGAACCCCATCTAAATAATCTATTAGCATTACCAACGTTAAATACAAAATTTAAATTTTGAATACCATAAATGCCTTGATTATTTGTTTTGGGATTGCCAAAAATCCAAGGAGAGATGAGAAGAGGTTCGGCGACTGTAATTGAAAATGTTGCTGTTCTTACTGCTACACCATCACCTGCTAAATTCCAATTGCCAGTAACAGCACCTAATTGAAAAGAACCACGAGGTTCATAATCTGTATCAGTTGTGGCATTGAAACCAGCATTTACATAGTAAGCAGGAGTAAAAGGTGATGCTGTAGGAATATCTGCTTCATTTGGATAAGCACCATAAGTATCAGGATATGTAGGGCAGGTTGAATTTTTTAACATATCTTCACGAGAAGAGAGAACTTTATTTAAATAAGGTTGAATATCTCGAATATTTGTAGAAACTGTGTTATTATTCAACGTACATTGGATGGTATTCATTGCTTGTTGCAGGGGAAATGGTGCGAAGGCATCAAAGAGACCATAATTTAATAAATAATAACCAACTTGAGGTATAGCACTTAAAGTAATTGTCATTGTTGATTGTAATAAAACTTTACGTGAGATTACGGTCTGTTCTGATGGAACTTGGACGTTGAAGGTCAAAGCGGAAGTATTTTGAGAAACTGCACCAAAAGAGGCAGGTGTAACATTTTGACCGCCCTTAAAAACTGAATACCCTATATCATCAGTGGTTTGAAGGATATCGTCTTTTACGAGAACTTTGTGAAAATCTTGCGAGGACATATTTATATAATATATATTATAAATTAATTTTTAGAAAAATTAAATTATAATCAAAATTAAAGTTTTTAATAAATTAAAACTAAAGTTTATTTGAGACCTTCATTAAATGATTTCTTTCTAAATAATATTTTAATAGAAGCACTACACCCAGAAGGAAGAGTAAAAGGAATTAAATTACTAAATCTATCTTTCCAGAATGCTTGAAGTCCTACTGATGCAAGTGGTGAATTTTGAATTAAATCAAATAGACGATATTCAGCACTTGGTGTATATTGAACGGTAGCATTATAATTATCAGCAGTAAAATCAGTTAATACAGCAGTAATATTGTTATTGTTGCCAGTAGTTAATTTTAATGAACCAACACCAAAAACAACTGGGTCTCCTGATAATGAAGCATTAACTGGTAGTAATGATGAAGTAAAAACTATTGCTTTAACAGGAGACCATATTGAGGTGGTTGAATATTCTTGAGGAACAACAACATATACAGAACCATTTAAAGTAACAGTATTAATTGCTTCAGGTTGAATTTCAGTTGTAAGTTGATTTAAATTTTGTCCTATTTTTATTGATGGTAATGATGAGAATAATGAATATAATGGTGAATTAAATATTAATGCTACAGTACCAACCCAATTTTTTTCAACATATAAAGTTGCTTTACTAGTAATAGTATCCCACGTCATAAATGGATAATGAGCGTTAGGTAAAACACCACCATTTGCTACATAATTAGTTGATGCATTAATAAAACCATTATTAACTATTCTAATTAAATCAATATAATTTTGTTGATAATAATATGGGTCATAATATAAACTTAAATCACTTGCAAGAACTCTTGCACCTGCTGGTACTGCTACTACTTTATCTTGAGGGTCATAATATAAATTTTTACTACCACTTATACTTCCATTTGTGATAGTAATTTTATAAATTAATTCATTAGGGTCTGCTTGACCGAATAATACTTGAGGAACAAAAACAGGTAATGCTACGGTATCAACTTGAAATCTTACTATACTTAAAAAATAATCACTTGGATTTGATATAATAGCATTTTGACGAATTTCATCAAAACTTAAGTTAGGTGCTATAGTTGTTGGTGCTGTATCATTATTAGTAATATCTAAATCAAAATATGCGTGTGTGGGTTCTAAACCTTCTTGATTTTGTCTATCTCTTGAATTTAATGGAATTCCAGAATACATTTATATATAATATATTAGATTATATTTTTATTGAAAATTATAATTTAATAAAACTAAAGTTTTATTAAAACGGCGATTTTTACCGTTTTAAATCTATGGATTTATACCTGAAAAGCACCAAAAAGATATTTACATATATAATAATGGTATAAATAACGTTATTTTTACTATTGCTTTACGTGTAATATCATAATTAGATGTAAAACAGTAAATATTTGGTAAAAATCTGCCCGATTTAATAAATAATTGAAAATTATTTATTAAATTTAGAATGAAAAGAATATATTACTGCTTATCTTATTCATTTCTTTACTATATTTTAAATATCGTTGTATTACATCACCATTTTTATAATACATTGTTTTTTTATTCTTATCTAAAGATTTCTGCACTTCTATGTTATCTAATGTCATCATTAATATTTGTCTCTTTTCGTGAATTACTTCATCCAATATTTTATGTCTTAATAATAAGATTTCATCATTCATATCTGAAAGAACAAGTTTATTTAAGTCTTCATTAATTTTCTTTTCATCGTCATAAACTGCTATGAGAGATTTAGTAAAATTATCAAATAAAATAAAACAATTCATATATATATATAATGTAGATATTTTTTTGTAAAATTAATTTCTATTTATAATTATATATATAATGTTAAGAATTTATAAGAATGGTAAATTACAGGGTGGAGGTGAAGAAGAAGAGAAAGAATATTTAGTAAGTAGTGATAAAAAACATCGTCAAAGTTTAGGTCAATTTATGACACCTATGAGAGATGTTGATAATGCTTTTCGTGATATAAAAATTAATGTAAATGATAAAGTATTAGAACCTTCATATGGTACTGGTAATTTTTTAGATGGTATCATCAAAAGAGGATATAAAAATATTACTGGAGTTGAATTTGATAAAGAACTTTTTAATAAGTTTAAAAATACATTTGAAAAGAAAGGTGTAAAATGTATTAATGCTGATTATTTGATGACCGACTTTACTAATCAAATGGATTTAATCATTGGTAATCCACCTTATTTTATTTATGGTGGTAAAGGTCATCCAAAACTACCTGAAGATGTTAAAAAGAAATATAAATCAGTTATTAAAGGTAGTACAGATATATATGGTCTATTTTGTGTTAAAGCAGTAATGGATTTAAAACAAAATGGTGTATGCTGTTTTTATATACCAGCAACATTATTAAATACTTCAGGATTTAAATTGATGAGAGAATTTCTGCATAAAAATGTTAATATTGAAAGATGTGAAATGATTAAAAATAAAGAATTCAAAGAGACCAAAGTTGAGAACTTAATGATGTTTCAATTTAGAAAAACTATACCTACTAATGATTTTACTTTTATGGTTGGTAAAAATTTATATTTTGATACCAATAAGACACCTAAATTTAATAAATTAACAAATGCTGGAGAAGATATTGAAAGAGTTGGAGATTTATCATTATTTAGAAGTGGAGATTATGAATTTGATAAAGAAAGAAAGAGTAAAGGTGCTATTGCTTTTAGTGATAAACCAATGAAAGGAGCAGTACCATTAATTTATGGTGAAAATTTAAAAAATGATAATACTATTGATTTAACTAAACAATTAAAGAAGAATAAAGATGAAGAAAAAGAAAGAAAAGCATATATGATTACTAAATATTTCAAACCACCAACAAAAGCACCTATTTTAATTACACCAAGAACAATTGGTGCAGGACAAAAAGCACCTTTTGTTTTGGTTGAAAGTGGTGAATATTATGTAGAAAATCACTGCTTATATGCTTCTGGAAGTTTATCAAAATTAAAAAGAATTCAAAAATCTTTAAATAATCCTGAATATAAGAAAGAATATTTAAGTGTAATTCGTGGTAGAAGTTGGACTGCAGATTATATTAATGAATTACCAATTGATAAAGAAGATTTTAATCCTGATGAGATGATGGAAGTATTAAATGCATCCAGAGAAAAGTTTAAAAAAATTACGAGTGAAGTTGATGAAATTATGAAAACTTTTAGACCTTTAAAGATGTTAAGTAAAATATCAGAAAAATATAAAGAAATATAAATAAATTTGAATTAATTTATTTAAGAACTATATAATATATCACGTGCTTTCATTTCATTTTTTAATTCTGGTGCTGGTTGTAATTTTGGTGGTGTTGTATTTTCAACATCAAAAGAAACAACTCGTTCCTTATCAGAGCAACAGCGTGAGCGTAAGCGTTTATGATTAAAAACTGCGAGAATAGTGCCACTAATAGATAAAGCAACAGCAAGAGATGATAAAATTGTATTTGTATCCATATTAATATATTATATATATTATTTTTGATAAAAATTTATTCTAATTTGGTCGTCATATAAACCTATATATTTTCGTTTTTTATCATCTTTATAGATTGTCATAAAACCATATAAATCACTTAATTCATCTAATATTTCATTTAAATCTCTATTGGTGTGATAAATTAATTTATTTTTTATTGTGCTTCTTTTCAAACCATTAATTTTTGATTTTATGAATGTATCTAATGTATCCATATTATAAATTAGATAATAAATAATTGTTAAATAATTCTTTTCTAAATAAAAACATTCTTGCACGAAATCCATCACCACCTTTACAATCACGATTATATTTTTTATCAATTATCATCTGTTTTAATATCTTTACTGGTATTTTATAAACTTCATAAGGTTTATAATCATATAATACATAACAAAAATAATATTCTGCTATTGTTGCTCTAATTCCTGATGGTTCATCATTACATTCATATTCAATACAAATATTTCCAGTTTTTCCTGCAAGTAATTCACTTTTAACTTCAATATATTGTATTTGATTATTTTTTGTAATTTTTATATCCCATTCTTTACATCTTCCTTCACTCATCTCAATCTCATCATAATCTAAATATTTTAAAGTTTCTTGTTCGTATCTTTTACCTTGTGATAAGCAATTAATCCAATTATTCATATATATATTAAATGTAGATATTTTTTTGTAAAATATTTAAATTTAATCTAATTTCTAATTTCATTACTAACTATTTCATCATATGTCATCTTCTTTCCACCTTTAATTTTTTTCATATATTTAAAATAATCATTACCATTCATATCATTTTTTAACATTTTTAAAATTCTATTTAATGCGTGTCTTCCACAGGTTTGAATTGTTGAATTTTCACTTTGATAATCAACATCATTATAATAAACTTTTAAAGGTGATTTATCTAATAATTTTGATAAATATTTATCATCAACACCTAATGCTATTTCATCTTCTTTTGATTGCCATTTTAGAGGATTATCTACTTTTTTACCATAACTATCAAATACTTCTATTTTGTCATCATATCTTAAAATAGAAACCCAATGACCGCTATTAGGACTATCTAAATATAAAATAAATGCATAATCTTTTGGTTTTTTTAATAATTGAGTTATACTTTTATATTTTTTTAGTTCTGGATAGGTGATGATTTTAGCATTAGGTAAAACTTCACGTATATCATCATCACCCATTGGTATTTTTTCAATTTGTTTTATAGTATTCATATATATTAATATTAGAAATAAAAATCTATTATAATTATATAATATGGATATTAATCTTAAAAAGAAAGGTAAAGCAACTGCTTTAGTTTTATCGTGTATTGACCCACGATACATTTCATTAACAACTGATTTTTTAAATGATTTAAAAGAACTTCATAATGATTTTGATTTATTTGTTCTTGCTGGTTCAGAATTAGGAGCATTATCAAATTCTAATTGGAATAAAACATTTTCAGAGCATATTGATATTGCTATTCAATTACACGGAATTAAAAAAATTATTTGTATTTCTCATATGGATTGTGGTATGTATAAACAACATTATGATGTGAAGAAAGATAATGATATTCATTTACATCATAAAAATCAATTAGAATTAAAAGATAAATTAAAGGTTGATTATCCATCATTAAAATATGCGAGTTATATTTTAACAGATAAAGGTGAATTTATAAAAAGTAATTAATTACCAATTTATATTTAATGCGAGTTGATTTGGTGAAAATCTTCCGCTATCGTTGATTTTGCTATGACTTTTATGAAATCTATCTCTTGCTTGTTCTGCTTTCTTTGGTTCAGTTAATGTATAAATAATAAAATCCTTATACCCAACACGACCAAATGGTATATTATCATATTCTAATTTATGAATTCCATCAGTAGAAAAGTGTAATAAATTTGAATTATATCCTCTTTGTTTCGCTTTATCTTTTGCTATTTTTAGGTATTGTTTATGGTCTATTTTTAATTTTTCTAATTGATTAAAAAATGATGGTTTATTACCACCTGCTTTTTTATCTTTTTTTACTAATTCTGAATGTCGTCTTGCTTCTTCTATTTCAATTCTTCTTCTTACTAATTGATTTCTTCTTTCAACCATTTGTCTATATTCATCATCATTTAATGCCATTTGTTCTATATCTTCATCACTCATATTAATTAATTCATTATCAGGTGGTATTGCTCCTCCAACTTTACGACTACTTTCAAAAGCACTCAATAAATGACCTTTTAATCTATCAAATATTGATGGTGTTTTACCTATTACTTTTTCAATGAAATTTTTGGGTTTTTGTGTTTCAACTGTTGATTGTGGTAGATAACGACCTAACATACCTAAAACATCATCTTGATGATATTTTCGTTTTATAGTAGTTTCTTGTGGATTAAAAAAATCACTTGCTTGATATGCTGGATTAAATGATAAACCACTTTTAATTTGTGGAAAATCTTTTTGTAATTGGTCGGCGACTGCTCCGCCTAAACTATGTGCTGTGATATAGATGTCATTTCCATTAGAATATTTTTGTATGGCATTACCTACAAAATTTTTATCTTCAATATATCTATCACTTTTATTTAATCTATTAAATGGCAGTGCTGTAAAATTAGTTTTCCAATCTCTTAAATCAGCACTTCCTCTAACACTAATTATAATAGTGTTATCATCATTTTTTTTATATATTTTAATTGTTGGTGATTGGTCTATTAATTGATAATTAGGTGGTACTGAACCACTATAAGCACCTTGAGCGAGTTGATTTAAATCAGTTTCATCTGGTTCAACACCTCCTCCTTTTTTTCCTTCACTAATACCAATAGCACTCATTTGTTTTTTAGCATTTTCTAAAGGTATTCCACGAGTTGAAAAGCATATTTTTGGATTATCTTTTTTACAAACTTTATACCCACCATCTGATTGTTTTAAAATTACGAACGGCATTTTATCTATTATATATATAATAGATAAAATATTTATTAAATTATTTCATTTTTCCCCAAATTAAAGTTATTTCAGGATTTACTACTTGACTTCTAAAATCACTAAATTTTTGTTTTGGTATATTTCTAAAACGATATGAGTTTTCAGTTTGTCTCATAAATTTATCAGTTTTTGATTTCATTATATTTCGTGCATCTTTTTTTGCTTTTTCTAATGGGACACTTTTATTTATAATTACAGCGTGTAATGCGTATCCATCATTGATATTTTTCTTATTTTTGCCCTTACCACCAACTATTGATTGAACTACATTTTTTATTTTTTCTTTTTCATCTTTATTT